TGTGTTATAATAGCTACTTAATTTCAGGTATGTCCAAAGGTGTAGCCCTCAACTAACCTTCCTGAACCTAAAGACATACGATTATATCGTGCTAGTTTCTGGTCTAGTGCCACTAAAACCAGACTAAGTTTTAAAAGTTTAGTGTAAGATGAGTTTACTGTAAAATCCTTAAAGGTGGTCGTAGACTGAAGGTTGGAATGAGTGCTAGAAACCATCGTCCATCACACTAATAGTCTGATTTTTCCACACTTGCGTGGTGGTTTGCACAGACTCTAAACAACAAAGCCACAATTTGCGAGTGTTGACAGGCACTATAAAAACCTATAGTTCAAGTTGCTGTTGGAGGAGTTGGTAGTTACTTCGGGACTGAAAAACTACCCACTTTTAACTGGAGGGTTATCATGAATCTATATTTTAAATCAACAACACTAGACAAAGAGATAGGTTGGACATGGGCAGGGTTGTCAATGAATGACAAAGCTTATTGGGACACGTGGATACCTAAGAAGTCTGATATCAAAATCATTACAAGACTTAATAAAGAACAAAAGAAACAAGCACTTGATGAGTTGTGGGAAGACTTGCAAAGTGCTATACAATTTACACGAGATAGAAACAATGCAAGAAGGAGACAAAAAAGACTTGACAAGAAAGTTAATCTATGATATAATGGCACAACTTAATACAACCTAAAGGAGGAATTTTATGTATGAGTATGTAAAAGGGAAGTCAATGTATGCCAACGTGACTAGCCCTCAAACGAGGTATGAACCTCATAAGTATAACATCACTGTTCTTACTGATTCTGATACAGCAACTAAGCTTGAAGAATTAGGACTTAGTCAAGTCAGAACAAGAACAGGTGAACTAAAGTATGAAGAACCTGCTTTTACTTTTAGTAAGAGAGCATCAAGGACCGATGGGACAGCTAATACAGCACCTAAGTTAGTAGATGCTGACGGTAATTCTATGGACATTACTGTTGGTAATGGTTCAGAAGTTACTGTTAAAATTAAACCATATAAAAATGATTATGGTACCTATGCAGAACTTATGGCTGTTAAAGTAGATAACTTAATTGAATATGGTGAACAAGATTCAGACAACGAGGAATTTTAATATGATTATTACTATTAAGAATGACGATGGCGAATCAGTCTATGATGTTTCAAAGATTGAAGATGAGCAGAAGAGAGCAGGTGCTAACGTATCTATCAGTAAGATAGGTACTTTAAATGTACTGGTCGAAGCTTTAAACTATGCCTCACAAGGACATCAGAATAATCTTGAAGCTGTGCTAAAGGAAAGTCCTGAAGCAGTAGTTGAACAAGAAGAAGAAGTTGTAGAAGATTCAGAAGACGAATCTTAATTCATAGTGAGGGCTAACATGGATAAAACTTGGGATAAGCTACATCAATCTTGTCCACTATGCGGAAGCAGTGATGCTGTAGGAGTCAATGAAGATGATTCAGCAAAGTGTTTCAGTTGTGGCGAGTTTATGCCTAGCTATACTAAAGCATGTGGAGGAAAGGATATGCAAACAACAACAACACCAACTAAGAAACCTGATATGGTAGATGAAGGAAAGTTCTCAGCATTAACTGATAGAAAAATTTCAGTTAATACTGCACAAAAATATGGAGTTAAATGTGTACATGACTTACAAGGTAATGTAGTTAAACATTTCTATCCTTATTATAATGGACATGAGCTATCAGCTACTAAGACTAGAAATTGTAGAGACAAAGACTTTTATATTTCTGGTACTTATAATGATACAGGTTTGTTTGGTCAACAACTTTTCAAGAGTGGTAAGTATATTACCATTACCGAAGGAGAGTGTGATGCTATGGCTGCTTATGAACTGCTTGGTTCTAAGTGGGCTGTAGTATCTATTAAGCGTGGAGCAAATGGTGCAGTCAGAGATATCAAGGAAAGCTTAGAGTTCTTTGATGACTTTGAAAATGTTATCATTGCTTTTGATAAAGATAAGGCAGGACAAGAAGCTAGTATTAAAGTTGCTAGACTTTTCAAACCGGGAAAAGCTCGTATAGTTACGTTGCCTAACGGTTGGAAAGACCCTAACGATATGCTAAGAAACAACAAGCATAAAGAGTTTGTTGAAGCTTGGTGGGCTAGTAAAGTTTATACACCTTCTGGTGTTATAAATGTTTCTGAACAGCGTGAGAAGTTTCATAATCGTGAGAAGAAACAAAGCGTACCTTACCCTTATGAAGGACTGAACAAGAAGTTGTATGGTCTTAGAGCAGGAGAACTGGTCACACTTACAGGTGGTACTGGTCTTGGTAAGTCAAGTGTGACAAGAGAACTTGAACATCATCTTATTAAGAACACTACAGATAACGTAGGTATCATAGCACTAGAAGAAGATTGGAGAAGAACTATTGATGGTATCTTATCTATTGAAGCTAATGCTAGGTTATATGTTGACCAAGAACGTGAGAAGTTTTCTAAAGAAGAATTAGATAAGATGTTTGATATATTATATGATGGTGATAACCGAAATAGAGTATGGGTTCATTCCCACTTCGGAACCAACGACATTGATGACATCTTTACTAAACTTAGATTTATGATTATAGGTTGCGATTGCAAGTGGGTGGTCGTTGACCATTTACATATGTTAGTTAGTGCTGTTCATGAAGGAGATGAAAGACGTGCTATTGATTCTATCATGACTAGATTAAGAAGTTTGGTAGAAGAGACAGGTGCAGGAATCATTTTGGTTTCACACTTACGTAGAGTTGATGGTAATAAAGGACATGAGAATGGTATAGAGGTTTCTCTATCTCATCTTAGAGGTTCTAATAGTATCGGACAACTTAGTGATTGTGTGATAGCATTGGAACGTAACCAACAATCAGATGACCCTGAAGAAGCTAGGACTACTAGACTAAGAGTTCTTAAGTCTAGGTATACTGGTGATGTGGGTATGGCTGCTAGAGTTGTTTATAATTCTGAAACAGGTAGACTATCTGAATTAACAGATGAAGATATTACCTTTGATGATAGTTTAGATGAGGCATTTTAATTATGGATTTAGTATTTGACATAGAAACTGATGACCTTAAAGCAACTTTAATACATTGTCTTGTAGCCCAAGATGCAAACTCTGGAGAGATATTTAAGTTTCCTCCAAGCAACTTGCAAGAAGGCTATGAGCTTTTGCTTAAAGCAGATAGATTAATAGGTCATAACATTATAGGATTTGATATTCCTTTAGTAGAAAAGTTTGGTAATATAAACTTAAGTAATAAAGAAGTTATAGATACACTTGTTCTATCTAGATTATTTAATCCTACCAGAGAAGGCGGACACAGTCTTGAGAAGTGGGGATATAAACTTGGTCTATCTAAGATTGAGTTCGAAGATTATCTTAACTACTCTTCAGAAATGTTAGACTATTGTGTTCGTGATGTTCAGTTAAATACTTTAGTGTATAAAGAACTTCGTAATGAGTCTAAAGGTTTTAGTAAACAATCAATTGAACTTGAACAAGATGTTGCTAGAGTCATGAAGAAACAAGAAGAGAATGGATTTAAATTTGACATGGAATCTGCTTTACTTCTTCTTGCAAATCTTAGAGAAACATCTCAACAGATTGAAGATGAAGTTCATAATACATTCAAACCTAAATGGGTAGATGATAAGCTAGTAACTCCTTACATTAAAAAAGATGGAGACTTATCAAAGCGTGGTCTTACTGATGACGAGTATAATAGATGTATTACTACTCAAGATATGTCTCCCTTTATGAGGAAACAATTAGTAGATTTTAATCTAGGTAGTCGTAAACAGATTGGAGAATACCTTATGGACTTTGGTTGGACACCTGATAGGTTTACTCCAACAGGTCAACCTATTGTTGATGAAAAAACTTTATCAGAAGTGACTCATATTCGTGAGGCTAAACTTATAGCAGACTTCTTACTGCTTCAAAAACGTATAGCTCAAGTTGATTCTTGGGTTGAAGCTGTACAAGATGATGGTCGTGTTCATGGTTTTGTTATACCTAATGGTGCTATCACCGGTAGAATGACACACAGAAGTCCGAACATGGCACAAGTACCTTCAGTTCACAGCCCTTATGGTCCAGAATGCAGAGCATGTTGGATTGTAGATGATGGTAATGTATTACTTGGAGTTGATGCTAGTGGTTTAGAACTAAGAATGTTAGCACACTATATGAATGATGAAACTTATATCAAGGAGATTTTAGATGGAGACATACACACAGCTAATCAAAGAGCTGCAAAACTTAAATCAAGAAATCAGGCGAAGACATTCATCTATGCCCTCATGTACGGAGCAGGAGATGAGAAGCTTGGAAAAGTGGTTCAAGGAAATACAGCAGATGGTAAACGAGCTAGAGAATATTTCTTCGATAATAACCCTGCATTTAAATCTCTTAGAGACAGGGTACAAAGAGCAGCTTCAAAAAAATATCTTAAAGGTATAGATGGTAGAAAGCTTTACATACGTAATGCTCATTCTGCTCTTAACACTTTGCTTCAAGGAGCAGGTGCTATAGTTATGAAAAAAGCACTATCTATTTTAGATGATGTCTTAAGGTTAAATTCAGTACCTTATAAGTTTGTTGCTAATATTCATGATGAGTGGCAGATAGAAGTACCTAAAGAACAAGCTGATTTTATAGGTCAGTTTGCTGTTGATAGTATTACAAAAGCCGGAGAACATTTTAATCTTAGATGTCCTCTCGATGGTGAATATAAGATAGGAGGTAACTGGAGTGAAACACACTAACATACATTCTTTAGATAATCGTAAAGGAGATTTAGCTGAGTTCTATGCAGTAACTTGGTTATGGGACAAGGGATATGAAGTATTTAAAAACTGTGGTTGTTCAGGACCAATAGATTTAATTGCTACTAAAGACGGAAAGATGACTTACATTGATGTTAAAACAAAATCAGGTAGGTCAGGTAGGTCTAGAACAGATAAACAAGTAGATTTAAATGTTCGGATATTAAATTTTAATCCTACTACTAGAAAACTTAACTTTGTAAATCATAAAAAAAATGACTAAAAATAAAAAAACACTTGACACTTTAGTAGAAGATATATATAATAAATTGTCGGCTCTAGGAAAAGGAGAGCATCTTGATATAGATGAAGATTCTATTGAGCAGTTTGGAGAATCCATGAAAGAGATTCTTTACAACTGGTCTCATCCTTCTCCTAGAGGTAAACCTGCTTTACGTATGTCTAACATAGGCAAACAGCCTAGACAATTGTGGTATGAAATGAACTCTGAATCTGATACAACAGAGGTTATCTCTCCGCCTACATTTATTAAGTTCTTGTATGGACACTTGCTTGAAGAGATAGTTTTATTTCTTGTTAAGTTATCTGGACATGAAGTTACTAGCGAACAAAAAGAAATAAAGGTATCCGGAATTAAAGGACACATGGACTGTGTTATTGATGGAGAAGTTGTTGATGTTAAGACTGCTTCAGGTTTTGCCTTCAAGAAATTTAAAGATGGAACTCTGGCAGAGCAAGATGCTTTTGGATACATGGCTCAACTTGCAGGTTACGAAGAAGCAGAAGGTACAAACAAGGGTGGATTCCTTGCTCTTAATAAAGAGTCAGGTGAGTTAGCTATGTTTAGACCTGATGACTTTGATAAACCTAATATCAAAAAGAAAATAACTGATATTAAAAAAGCTGTTAAGTTAAAGACTCCACCAGATAAATGTTATAGTCCTATACCTGATGGTAAGTCTGGTAATATGCAACTACCTAAAGGATGTGTATATTGTAGATATAAATTTGAATGTCATAAAGATGCAAACGAAGGTAAAGGTTTAAGAGTATTTAAATATTCTAATGGTAATAGATACTTAACCCAAGTACCTAAAGTTCCTAATGTTATAGAGGTAACACAAATATGAGTGGTAAAAAATCAAAACTACTAAGACGTAAAGCTGAAGGATTACTAATAGGTTGGATAAGAACAATGGTTCCAGAAGGAGAAGATACTAAAAAGATTAATAAGAAAAACTTACATGAGTTTCTTCCAGAGCAAACACATATCTTTGCTAATAATAAATTTATGTTAAGTGCTTATAGTCTTAGATGGTTTTATAAAAAAGTAAAACAAAATCCTAACTTTCATTTGGAAGAGTTAGATGCCTAGAAGAGTACCAAGAAAACCTAGACCAAAGAAAGTTGGTATCCCTAAAGGATATGATAGTTTATGGGAAGCAACACTACATGAGACTGTACTACAGGAATGGAAACATCATTGGGATAATATTAATTATGTTGTTAAACATAAATACGAACCGGACTTTGTAAAAGTTATAGATGGTAAAACAATTTTACTAGAAGCTAAAGGTAGATTCTGGGACTATGCAGAGTATAGTAAGTATATACATATAAGAGAAGCTATACCTAAAGGATATGAGTTGGTCTTCTTATTTCAGAAGCCTTTCTCCCCAATGCCAGGTGCTAAGATGAGGAAAGATAAAACAAAAAGAACTCATGCTGAATGGGCAGAGACAAATAATTTTACATGGTATAGTGAAGATACACTGCCAAAGGAATGGAAAAGTGAACTATAAATTTAATGAAGATAAAATTTTAAACGAGGTCAAATCATATATTGGTAATACATATGACCAACATTATGCTAATGGTAAGTACCAAGCAACAGATATGATAATTGATTCAGGATATGGAGAAGGTTTTTGTATTGGTAACATTATGAAATATGCTATGAGGTTTGGTAAGAAGAATGGTAAATCTAATCAAGACCTTATGAAGATTATGCACTATACTATAATAGCTTTATACGTAAACAACAAGGAAGAAAATAATGATTGAAGATAAGATAGGAACTAAGCCTTACTTAGGAATTGAAATAGACTACGACAAAGAAAAAACATTTGATAAGTTTAGTCTTGACACACTGAAAGATAGATATCTTTGGGAGAATGAAACACATGCACAAGAAGCATTCGCAAGAGCCTCCGTCTTCGGAGCAACCTTCAAAGGCGAGACAGATTTTGAACTTGCTCAGAGACTTTATAACTACAGTTCCTCTCGTTGGTTCATGTTTAGCACTCCTATACTTAGTAACGGGGGTACAACTCGTGGGCTTCCTATCGGT